ATAGCAGGTTCAGCAGCCAATCCATCCTTGGGTGGTAGGCCTAGTACGACAAAGGAGTAATATGGACAAAAAGCTAGATAAATTACTCTATTTAAGCAGTAAGTTTACAGCTAGTACAGAGTCTGATGATAGCATTTTTATTGAAGGATATGCTAGCACAGTAGATCGTGATCGTCAGGGTGATGTGATCCCTATGAAAGCGTGGAACGAGGGATTGCACAACTATCTCAAAAATCCAATTATACTAGCCTATCACAATCATCAAATGCCAATCGGTAAAATGGTTGAGCATAAAGTTACAGATCAGGGTTTGTGGATTCGAGCGCAGATTCCTGCTGAAGTAGGTGATGTATACAAACTGATTAAAAAGGGTATATTAAGTGCATTTAGCGTAGGGTTCAGAGTTCGTGATGCGGATTATGACCATACTACAGAAACGTTTTTAGTTAAAGACCTAGAGCTACATGAAATCAGTGTAGTTAGTGTACCAGCAAATCAAAATACATTATTTAGCTTAGCTAAAGCTTTTGATACAGCTGCAGAATTTGATTTATTTAAACAGCAATTTGCACCAGCACCAAAGGCATCAGCTAAAAAGCTAGATACCCCAAAAGCAGCAAAAAGCACAACAAATGAGGAATGGGATATGGATCCAAAAGAATTAGAGAAATTACTAGCAGATGCTGCTGCTAAAGCTGCTGAGCAAACTGCTAAAGCCGTGCTAGAAGCACAAACAAAAGCTGCTGAAGAAGCCAAGCGTAAACAAGCTGAAGAAGAAGCCCTACAAGCTAAAATCAAGGCTGCTGTTAGCGCAGTTACTCCACCAGCTCCAGTTGTACAAACAGTTGACACAGGTGCTGATCGCCTACTAAGCGATATTGAAAAGCGCCTAGAAGATCAAGCCAATGAGCACAAGAGTGCAATCGAAGGCCTAGAGGCTGCTATCAAAGAAAAGGCCAAAGAGCTTGAGCAACTACAAAGCAAGAGCGTTGAGCTAGATGCATTACAGCGTAGCCGTATGCAGTTTGCTGATCCTAAGGATGCAGACATTCCTTATGCAGAGAAAGAAAAGGCAGTTCTACTTGCCAAGATCATGCGTAAAGGTATCCAGGATACCAAGTTTGGTAAAACACTACTAGAAAAAGCTGCTGCTACATTTGGTGGTGCTGCTCGCTTTACTAGTACAAATGGCGAACTATGGGAAACTGAAGTTAGCACAACAATTCAAAATGAAATGCGTCGTCAACTAGTTGTGTCTAGTGCTATGAGTAGCATTACAATGCCACAACCAGTTATGCGTATTCCTGTAAACCCAGACACAGGCAGTGATGCAACATGGGTAGCTGCAGCTAACTATGGTTCAGATATGGGTGCTACAGTTGCTGGTACAGGTACAAGCAGCGGTACAAAGCGTACACATACAATCGGTGAAGTTACTCTAACAGCTTATAAACTAGCTACAAAAGAGTATATTGCGTTTGAAGAAGACGAGGATACACTAATTCCTCTACTACCAATCATTCGTGATGCAATGGCACGTCGTATGGCTAAAACACTTGACAAAGCCATGCTAATTGGTGCAGGTGATGCAACCACACCACTTAAGGGCCTAGCAACATATGATCCAGTTGGTGGTGACGGCAGCTTACTACAGCCAACAGTCACACTAGCTACAAGCAGCACAGCTATGACAGCTCTTAAGATGATGGAAGCTCGTCGTAAACTAGCAGCTTGGGGATTAAATCCTAGTGAACTAGTAGCATTTGTAAGTACACAAGCTTACTTTGAACTACTAGAGGATACAAACTTCCTAACAGTAGATAAAGCTGGTCCAAATGCTACACTATTAACAGGTCAAGTTGGTAGCATTGGTAATACACCAGTTATCGTTAGCGCAAGCTTTGACGCAGCTGCTGCCGGTGCTGCTGCTGCAGTTATCGTTAACCCACGTAACTTCCTAGTTGGAACACATCGTGGTATGCGCGTTGACAGCGATGATGAAGTTGTAAATCAGCGTAGCGTACTAGTTGCAAGTATGCGTATTGGTATGACACAACTATCAACAACTGATGGTCATGGTGTTGTAGCAGTTCGTTACTTAGCCTAATTAGTTATAGTTATATGGACAGGATTCGAAAGAGTCCTGTCTCTAAAGCCCAATTAGTTGGTCTTTAGAGACAGAGGAGGGTTTATGGCTGACCTAATAACTAGAGCAGAATATAAAAATTACCTTGGTATCACAACTAGCAATAAAGATACTGAAATCGACTTGCTAATACCCAAGGTTAGTCAGTTAGTAAAAACCTACTGCCGCAGAAATTTTACTGACTACTATGACGAAGCTAAAACAGAATACTTTGATGGTGGTTTTGACAGATTAATATTAAAAGAGACCCCAGTAACAAACGTACTACAAGTTAGTCAAAGTACTAACTACGGTAAAACCTATGCAACTACTCTTGTAGAGTATACAGACTGGATACAGGATGGTGATAGTATTCGCATGGTAGCTAGCCCAGGATATTTTGCATTACATCCTCGTGGATATAAAGTTAGTTATTTTGCCGGATATGAGTTTGTACCAGAAGATCTTAAACTAGCAGTGCTTGATCTTGTAGAATATTATTCAAAGAATAATAGTGCAGTGCACGTTAATCGCGATGTAACTCCTAATGTTACACAAATACAATATGTAGCTACTACAAATTTTCCAGCGCATATTAAGCGTGTGCTAGATCAATATGTAGCGGATTATGCGTAATGAGTATAGCGCAATTTTCTCCTATACTGCGAGCGCGTATAATAGAAATTTATAGTGATAAATCTAATAAAATAGATTTGGCTAGTTTTAAGAAAGTAACTAGAAAAGAGTTATTTAAAAAAGCACCAGATACAAAAGATATTAGAAGTAAGTTTCAGAGTAAAGATTACCATACTTCCAGTTTAACCTTAGAAGGTTTTACTGCATTAAATAAAAAACTAGTAGATAAGTTAGAGGGCGATAAAAGCAAAGAAATAGTAGCTAGTCTATTAAATAACAATAATTTTTTTGATACTTTTGTTGGTTATATTCAAGAAACAGCAACTGTTCAAGAATATGGTTCTGGTGATTTTCGACTAGAAAAAGTACCTGAGAAAAAATTACGTGATTATTTCATACAATTTATAAGTGACAAAATACCAGGATTGCCTGCCAGCACATTACAAATACTAAAAGATAATGTAGAAAGTGGTCACTTAGCCGGAATATTTTTTCTAAAGGCTAAAGTTGCACTAGGCATACAGAGTAAATTTAGTCAGCAAGTTACAGCTACATATCGAGACTTTACAATCTCTCTACCAGGTTTAAATGATGAACCCGCATTAAAAGCGTTAGATAGCGTTTTAAAAGCTTTACTAGATGCGGACTTTTTAACAAGTAATTTAATAACTGAATCTCAAGTATTTATAGACGCAGTTAAAAATGTACTTGGAGATAACCCTAGTTTAATTACTGAACTACAGTTTAAAGAAGATAATAAAAAGGCTGGTGATCTACTACAGCAATCTGGTCGTCAATTAAATAACTTGATAAAGGCCGCTAGTGCCAGCGAGGAATCGGCCGCCGAAGCGGCAATTGCCAACCTAATAGTAAGTTTAAAGCCAGTAGTGCAAGAAATACTAGCAAAAGCAGAAGAACTAAAAGCACCTCTTAGTGAGCAAGGCTTATATGAACCAATAGTTAAAAACGCTAAGTATTTAGCAGAAGAGCTGATAAATACTCCTGGATCTATAACTATCAAAGATGGTATAGGCAAGCATATAGCAGAGATTATAAAAACTGGCAAGCCTACAACCAGTCAAAAAGTTAGAGTAAAGCCTAAACCTATCAAGCAAGAGCACAGAGAAGTACTAGACATTAGTCAGCCTGTAAAAGAGTTCAAAAAAGCTGTAGACAAAATAAAGAAAACCTTAAAGCAAGCAAAAACCGCAGCTAATATTAGAGTTGTAGCTTCTAAGGTTAAAGCTAAGGAAACTTCTCTAGCATTTTTGCAAAACTTATTGAACAACAATCTAGTACAAACTGTTAAACAAAATATGGGTGGTGGTAATCGCCGTGATATACTCAACTTACGCAGCGGCAGATTTGCTGAAAGTGTGCGTGTTGAACGACTAACCCAGGGCAGACAAGGCATGGTTACTGCATACTATGATTATATGCGATATCCTTACGCTACTTTTAGTCAAGGTGGTAAGCAAGAATCACCGCGTAGTAGAGACCCTAAACTGCTAATCTCAAAATCTATTAGAGAATTAGCAGCACAGGCCAAGATAACAAGATTAAGGGCCGTATTAGTATGAGCAGAAGAACTAGTATAGTCAAGGCCCTTGCCGAACGACTAAAAACCATAGATGGTACGCCCCCCTATGTAACCAACCTACAAGGTTTAAGTTTTGCCAAGCTAAAGTTCTGGGATGAAATAAATGATTTTCCTAGTGTATACTTGAGTCCTGGCACTGAACTGCGTGAGTACCATCCAGCAGATTTTGCCTGGGGCATGCTTGGCGTATGTGTAAAAGTTTACTGTAAAAGTGAGGACGCTGCACAAGAACAGCTTGAGCAACTATTAGAAGATCTAGAACGTTGTATAGATGCAAATCGTCGGCTAGTATACGACACAGACAATAATTATGAAACAACAGAAATATTAATAGACTCAATAACTACGGACGAGGGCCTCTTAGCTCCCTATGCAGTTGGCGAGATTAACTTACAGGTTCGCTATCAGATCATGTAAGGAAACCGTGTTCACAAGGTCTAATACAGATAAACGTCTAGTAGTGACTGTAGGAACACCTCTTGAGAGGATAAAAAGATGAGTTTTAATTTACTTCGTAATAGTAGAGTATTCTTTACTACTGCAGTAGGAACAAGTGGTGCTAGTTTAGGAGTTATTGGCGGTACCGGAGCAGCTGCAATTACTAATGCTAATACCCGCGAAATTCAAGTATTAGACGGATTTGGTTTTAGTCAAAATACTACTAGTGAAACAGTTACGCTAAATGAAACAGGTGCTACACCAGTACGTGGTCAACGTACTTTTAATACGCAGCTAGATCCTGTTGATTTCAATATGACCACCTATATTCGTCCAGTAGATACTACAGTAGGGGGTACAGCACTTGTAACAGCCGAAGAAGCTCCACTTTGGAATGCATTATTTAGTGATACTGCAATGGCACTAAGTAGCGCTACAACACCTACTGGAGCTGCTTGGAGTAATGTTGCTACAGGTACAAGTCCAGCTACTTGCGTAGTAACTAATAGTAATAAACATCAATTGTTACGTTTTGGTTTAATTATCATTACAGATACAACTTGCTTTTTGATTGATGACTGTGTATTAAATACAGCTACAATTGATTTTGGCATTGATGCTATTGCTAGTGTTCAGTGGGCAGGTCAAGCAAAAGCTATTCGTAGAGTTAATGCACCAGACATTGATGATACAAATAAAGACTTTCAACCTAAGTCTGGCGAAGCAGATGCAACTACTTTAGCACTATTCCCAGGTGGAACTAGTACATTTTTACCAAAAATTACTAATGCTGCATTTATTGCTAATAAACTAAGCCTTGTTACTCTTAAAAAGAATATTGGTAGCGGAACAGCTGGCACAAGCTATAATCTACCATTAACTGGAGGAAGTCTAACAATTAGTAATAATGTTAGCTATTTAACACCAGCTATACTAGGCGTAGTTAATCAACCAGCTACTTATTTTGCAGGTACACGTGCAATCAGTGGTAGTCTCACCGCCTACTTACGCACAGGCAGCACTGAGACTTCAGGCCTACTAGGTGACCTATTATCTACAGCAAGTACAGATGTTGCACCAGCTTTTTACTTAAAAATAGCTATTGGTGGTAGTAGTGCTAATGATCGCGTTGAACTAGAAATGCCAGGCGTTGTATTAACAATTCCTACAATTGCTACTGAACAGGTTATTAGTACAACTATTAACTTTACTGCTCAGGGAACAACTAGTAACGCATTTGACCTAGCACAAAGCAACGAAATCAACGTAAAATACTACGCATAAGTTTATTAACCGAGACCGGTGTTTAACCGGTCTCATCAACCAAGTGTAACAATGGCAGACCTTAGTTTAAAATCACTATTAGTTCCCTCAAAAAGTATTGAGGTAGAGTTTCCTGGCATGCCAGGGTTTAAAATTGACTTAGCTTTTTTAAGTCGTGAAACAATTGTAAATATTCGTAAACGCGCTACAAAAACTACATTTAAAAATCGTCAACCACACGAAGAATTAAATGATGAATTATTTTTACAGTTATATGTAGAAAATGCAGTAAAAGGCTGGACCGGATTAAAAATCAAATACTTAGAGCAACTGGCACCAGTAGATGTTAACCACCTAGATCCAGAAGATCAATTAAATTACTCGGCGGAAAACGCCTTGTATCTAATGAAGAATTCCAGCGATTTTGATAGTTTTATTAGTGAACAGGTTAGTGACCTGGGAAACTTTTCCAAGATCAGCTCCAAGGAGTTGAAAACCAACTAAATAACTACTTTCAAAATCAGCAACTTGGCATGACTAGAGAAAGCTACCTAGAGATGTGTGACATGATGGGTAGCGAACCTGTTGAAAGCGAAATACCTATAGAATATGAAGATTTTCCCCTAGACGTACAACAAGCACTAAGTGTTTATCGTATGTTAAAAGATGAGTGGGAAGGTTTTAATGGATTATATTTAGGTAAAAGCTTTATAGGTCTAACCGAAATATTAGATTATATGGAAGTTGACTTAATTGATAGAAAGTTAACTGTTCAATTAATAAAATTAATTGACAGTGTTAGAGCAGAATTAATTAACAAACGAGAACAAAAGCCCGCTAGTACATAAAAACAGCGGGCTTTTTTGTTGTAAAAAATTTTGCGGTTGACATTTTAAAACCCTTGTGTTATACTTGGTGTAATCTCGCATAAAATATTATGCAACTATAAAAATTCACCTGGAGCTACTATGGCAGGTAATACGATAAATATAGATCTTAATGTACAAGATCAAAATAAATCGATGCAAAGTCGTACTAACGATGCAAAAAAATTAAATGAGCAACTAGAGCGCGCAAATAATTTATTGCGTGGTACAAAAACTGGTAGTGCTGCTATGCGTCGTGCTGGATTCGATCCTATGACTGGAGCCGAAGTAGGTGAATATAATCGTGCTCGTGGAGCAGCAGGTGGTGGTGGAGCAAGTGCTAGAGATTTTGCAGATCAAGCTCGTGGATTAGGTGGATTAGTTAGACTATACGCTACTTATGCAGCAAATATATTTGCTGTTGCAGCTGCTTTTAATGCACTTCGTGAAGCAATGCAAACAGAAGTAATGATTCGCAGCTTAGATCAACTAGGTGCAGCTAGTGGTATAGCCATGGGCGGCCTAGCAAAACAATTTGCTGAAGCTAGTGGAGGAGCCATTAGTTTACGCGAATCTATGGAAGCTACTGCTAAAGCAATAAGTAGTGGTATGACACGCGATCAGTTTATGCAATTAGGTGAAGTAGCTAAAGGAGCAGCACAAGCACTTGGCTTAAATATGAGTGATGCCGTTAGCAGACTTACACGTGGTATTACAAAACTAGAGCCGGAATTACTAGACGAATTAGGTTTATTTACTAAAGTAGGTAAAGCTGCAGAAGATTATGCGCGTAGAGTAGGTAAAACCGAAGCACAACTAACAGACTTTGAACGTCGTCAAGCATTTGCTAATGCTGTGCTTAAAGAAGGTAGAGATAAGTTTGGAGAAATTGCTCAAGAAGGCAATCCTTATGATAAATTATTGTCCCAATTAAAAAATGTAGCACAAGATATATTAACAGTTGTAAATAATCTTGTAGCGCCTATAGCCAAATTATTAGCCGACAATACTGGTTTAATTGCAGCCGCTATTGGTTTAGCAGCTATTAAAATTACTAAAACAGCACTACCAGCACTAGGACAGTGGCGAGAAGGTCTTAAAGCAGCTGCTGAAGATGCGGCGGAAAAAGCCACATTAATTAACAGAAGTTTTCAAGAAGCATTTATAAAGCGACAAGAAAGCGCACTAGGTATCCCCGCCCTAGAACAAAACCTGCAAAAGGCCAAGCAACAACTTAAAGCTGCACAACAGGAACTACTGGGTGCTACTGGCGGCATGGATAAACGTGTTGCTGGCAGTAAGTGGTTTGGTAAAGCAACTAGTGAAGATGTTGGCAATGAAAAAAGTATAGCTAAACTGCAAGAAACTAGTGCAAAATTTGCACAAAGTGAATCAGCTGACAAGCAAAAAATTGCGGTAGCTATGGATAAAGTAGCTGCTGCACAGAAATTAGTATTAGAGCGCAGCCAAGCCTTAGCTAGTGTAGACGATACTTTACAAGAGGGACTACAAAAACGTGCACGAGTATTGTCAGAACTATGGCAGCGTGAAGAAATAAGAGACCAAGCTCGCAGCAAGGCCGCTAGACTTCGTATATTAAGTGAAGTTACTGGTGATGTAGAAGGCAAAGGTTTTGTTGGAGGCATTAAAGAACTATACGGCAAAGCACAAGCAGATAAAGATCTAGGCAGAATAGGCAAATTTGTAACTGTAGCTCAAGGTGGTATGATAGCTGCTGCTAGTGCTGTTGGCATACTTGGTGCAAGTTTAGGCAGAGCACTTTTAATAGCAGAAGTTATTACAGCTGCATTTTTAGTACTAGATACATTATTTAGTAAAAATAAAAAAGCTGTACAAGATTTTGATAGCGCAATACAATCCCTAGAAGAATCAACTAAAACTGCTACTATGGTAGCAGAAAAATACAAAAATGCACTAACTGTTGATAGTATTAATGCATTTGCTAATAGCGTAGAAAACATATCAGATAGTCTAGACAGAGTAAATAAAGCATTTGCTAAATCTGACCAGCTAAGCAGTTGGATAGATAAAACAAAAGATTTTTTAGCTGTTTTTTGGGGTGGTCAAAGATCTAAAAAATTAAGTGAAAATTTAGTAGATAGTGTAACTAGTGCGATTCAGGCGATGCCAATAGGTGAAATGCGTGACTCATTGCAGGAGCAGCTAGGAAAAGTATTAGATACTACAGATTTATCAGAGGAAGGACTAACAGAAAAGCTAAAAAGTTTAACTACTAGTTTACGCGATAAAGAGTTATTAGAGCTTAGTCGTGGCGTACAAACTATTATTCAAAATAGTAAAAAAGCACTAAAAGATGCGCAAGCAGTTACACAAGATGTACGTGAAACTGCTAAATCAACTGAAACAGCTTTTCAAAATTTAGCTAATGCTACCAGAGATAATAGTCCGCTAACAGTATTTTTAGGTAATACCATTAAACAAGCAGCAGCACTTAAAAAAGCTTTAGATGATACTGTTGGTGCTCGCGGAGCCATGGACGAATTAACTAAAAAAGGCGGGTTAGAATTCTTAGATCCAGGAACGGCATTAACATTAGCTCCATTGGTTGAAGAGTATAAAAACTTAACAACGCAATCAGATAACTATAATAAAACTTTAGCAACTAGCGAAACAAGACTAAAACAGCTACAAAAAGAATTAGCAAGTGGACCATTATTTGCTGGTGACGAGCAACAAAAAAGATCCGAACTAGCACAACTACCACAAATTATAGAGGACGCAAAGTCTAAACTAGGCGGACTAAATAGTAGAATGGAAGAAATATCTGGTACTGCACGCAGATTAATTCAGGATAGCGTAAGCAAACAAATAGATGCTAGTTTAGCTAATTTTAAATTACGACTACAGCAGTTATCTGTTCAACAACAACAAGCTATAGTTGGTACATATAAAGAGCAAACGGTAGAAATAGCAAAACGTCAAACTGATTTAGCTATAAAAGCTATAGATATTCAAAGTAAGCTATCAGATAGTAATATAAAACTTGTGTTAGGCATAGAGTTATTAAGACTGCAAGTTCAACGAGATGCCGATCTTAGAGAACTACAGTTTTATAAAGATGCACAAGATCGAGGTAACCAATTAGAATCAGCTGTAGAAGAAAGACAAACAGAGCTACAAAAACGTATTTCTAGAACTGGTGAAGTAGAAAAAGCGGTTGCAAAACTTGATGTTACTAAGTTAAGTGAATTAGCTAAACAAGATCCAACATTAATGGCTATAGTTCAACAGCTACAGGGAGCACAACTTGCTAGAACTGGTTTTGCTAATCAAAAGCAGCAAGAATTATTAAAAGGCGCCATTACTCAGGTTGATTTAAGTACTAGAGATATTGTAGAAAGCTTACAACGTCAAGCTGAAAGTATAAATAGACAGATTAATGAAATAACAGATCAAGGTCCTGGTGGTCAGGGAGCTAGATTTGAACTAACGCAAAGATTACGTGATTTAAATCAAGAAATTGAAAGAGAACGATTTAAAGGTGGATTAAAAGCCGCAGGATTAACTCTTGCAGAAGATATAAAAGGAAAAACTGGAGATCAGCTAGTAGAAGCTCAAAAAAGTTATGATTCATTAGTTAAAAGGCTAACCAATACATATAATGAAAATTTAGCAAAAATAGAATCTGATAGTAGAAAGGCTCTATTTGAACTAGCTGCTAAAGGTGAAGAAGCTCTACAACAATTAAATCTTACTGAAGTTAATAGATTCCTGGACCAGGTAATTGCAACGGAAGAAAGAACACAACAACTTGACAAAGCCGGTTTAACACTACTAGAGCAAAAATTAAATTTTGAAAAAGAAAATTTTGAGTTTAAAAATAATTCTGGTCAGTTGTCTACAGAAGAATATAGATTAGGTAATTTACGCCTACAGCAAATAGGAAATGAATTAGCCTTACAAAAAGCTATATTAGAGGCTACTAGTACTAGAAATACCGCTACATTACAACTATTAAGAGATATGGCTGCTGCACCTGGTGCAGATAGTGAGTTTGGCCCAGTGCCTCAAGCAGGACAACCTAGCTTTATAAGTCGTGGAACTGCTATTGGCCAAGGATACCAGGATGCTACTACTGCAGCTATCAACTTATCAAATCAGCAATCAACAATCCTAGGATTAAATGTTACATTAACAGATAGTGCTACAAAATTAGGTGATACGTGGAGTCAGCAATTTAGTAAAATGACGGACGCAATGCTGTCATTTATACAAACTGGTAAGTTTAGTTTCAAAGATTTTATGAATAGTATGTTATTAGACTTTACCAGAACTATTTTGCAAATGCAAATGCAAAATTTTGCTAAGAGTTTATTTGGCGGAAGTACCGCAGTAGGAGCAAGTTTAGCTTCATTTTTTGGCTTTAGTGCTATGGGTAATGCTTTTAATAATCAAGGTATTATGAAGTACGCCAAAGGCGGAATTTTTACTAACTCAATAGTAAATAGTCCTACAGTATTTAAAGCTGCAAAAGGTATAGGTGTAATGGGTGAAGCAGGACCAGAAGCAATTATGCCGCTAAAACGCGATAGTAATGGTAATCTTGGTGTACGTAGTAATCAAGGAAATGTGGATATAGTAGTTAATAATTATAGTCCAGAAAAAGCAACAGCAAAAGAAACAACTGATGCTAGAGGTAATAGAAGAATAGAAGTTACTGTTGGTGACATGGTTGCTGGAGAGTTAAGCCGTACAAACAGTAGTTTACAAAGAACTTTTACTAATACGTATGGCATAAGTTCAATGGTAGGAAGGAGATAGTATGGCTAACATAACCTGGCCAGTAGGATTACCTCAATCACCTCAAAAAGATTTTACAGAAAATATCGGTATAAATATACTAAGATCGCCAATGGATGCAGGGCCGGCTAAACAACGACTACGTAGTCGCCGGCCTACTACTATGGCACTTAGTTTTATAATGACAACAGCACAAACTCAAACACTGGAAACTTTTGTAAATGATACACTATTAGGCGTAAAGCGATTCAATTTTACTCATCCTAGACTTGGAACTACAGTTGAATGTAGGCTAGTTCCACAAGGTGATGGACAATTTTTTTCACTACAGTATCGCGCGCCTGGATACTGGCAAACTAACCTACAATTTGAAATATTACCATGAGTAGACTAAACAGCTTATCAGCATCAGCCATTAAAGCTATGTTTTCCTCAGAAACAGAGGATCAATTAATTACATTATTAACAATTAAAGATCCTGATGGTGGAACAGACGATGTTAGATTAGCTGATAGTTTTACTGGTAGATTAACTGGTGTTACTAGCGGATGGTCTACACAACAGTTAGAAACACTAGAAGGTTATACAGATGACACAGAGGTTATGTATGGTGTTACTTTTGCTGGAAAAGATTATTGGTTTATACCAATGCAAATCAATTTACCAAGCGAAGAAGAAACGGGTGTAGGAAACTTAAGTATAACAATTAATTATGTAACCCCTGAAGCAATTACACTAATAAGAAAATATTTAACTAAACCAACACAAGTAACCATAAGTTTAGTTTTATCTAGTAATTTAGCTGGTCCAACCCCAGAAGCAGAGTTCTCAAAATTTTATATTGTAGGGGCTACTTATAGCGCAGAAAGTATACAACTACAACTAGAAATGATTAATTTCACCCGAGAACCATTTCCTAGCTTTACATTTTCACCATTATATTTTCCGGGATTATTTTAATGGATTATAATAAATATATTGGATTACCTTACCAAGAGAACGGTAGAAACGAACAAGGTATTGATTGCTGGGGACTGGCAAGATTATTCTATAAAAATGAACTAAACATAGAATTACCTAGCTATACAGAACTATATGATGGCAGCTACGACCCTAAGGCCGTAGCTGCCATTAACTATTATAAAGACACTTGGACCAAAGTATCTAGCCCACAAGTAGGCGATTTGTGCCTATTTAAAATCATGGGTGAACTTAGTCATGTAGGCGTTTACATTGATAGCGGAAAGTTTTTACATAGTCGTGATGGTAAAGATAGTGTAATTGAATCTATAAATAGTCCTATGTGGTTTAATAGACTAGAGGGATTCTACAGATATACGGAAACAAGCCCCCTAACTGTTATAGGTAGTCCACATCCACTACAGTGGAACCAAGCTGTAGAATTGGCTCAGCCAGGAACAAACTGTCAAGCATTTGCAAATTATATTAGCATTAAATATAATTTGAGTACAGGATTTAGTAAACAGTTAATACTTACTATTGATGGAGTTCCTGTTCCACGAGATCGATGGGAAACAACATACTTTGAAAAAGATCAAGTAGTAAATTATAAAATCGTAGCACAAGGCAGACAAGGACTGCGTACTGTAGCTAGTATTGCTATAATTATTGCTGCGACTGCTTTAGGAGGCCCATTAGGAGCAGCAATAGAATTTGCAGGAGCTGATGTTGCAGCATTAGGCGAGTTAGGTATTAATACTACTGTAGCATCTGCAGGATTTAAAATAGCCGGAACACTAGCAATACAATTTGCTGGTATGGCACTTGTAAATGCAGC